TTACCCATGTGGAGATCTACAAACTTTTTATCAGTAGTAACAATTCGTTACTCGAGTACTTTTGTACTCTTATTAGGTATTTTATTAAACTCAATTTATGACAACCATGTCACTTTTCTGGGTTTATTCCCAGTAAGTGTTATTTGTCTATCTTGAGTTTCGAAAATTGTTAATAAGAGTGCTTTTTATAAGCATCTCGTTTAGCGTATTGCAAAACTCTATTGATATAGTTTGTGATCTGACCCAGCCTTTTTTCTATTCAGTATCCAGTTATACCAACTGGCATCGTACTGTCTGAAGTTACAAAGCTAGATATACTATTAGGTATAAATAGATTGCGAAAAAGACTTAAGCTTTAGTCTTTGCTGTAATTGCTCTTATAATATTTATAGTCGAGTGAACCCTCGACTCTTGCCTTGAAATTGCCACCACAATTTCAAAAATTTTTTATCTATATTGGCCCCTACTAATTAACGCGTGCCAATCCAAATGACGCGAAAGATTTAATGGATGTAATCAACATCCCGTTCATGAGTTAGCGATAATACTCTCTCAAGGTTAAGGTAAACGCCTCCCAAAGGGTCGACCTGAAAAAGACTCCAGATGGCGATAAAAATGTATTCACCTAGTGTGAGTACGGGGTGGCGGGATAAGCTCCGTCGCTCCATGCACCAAAGTGCAGAAATGAAGACCTCTTTGCTCTCGCAAACAGGCACCGCTTCGGCCATTAGCGGTAAGGCCATTCCTGTTGTACATTCTCATTTCGATGAGTCTCAATTCAACACTGTTTCCGTTCAGACTACCCAGGATAACGTGAACGCTCCCCAGGCGAAACAGGGTTCCGATTTTGCCGAGTTCAGTCTTCAAGCTGAACTCTTTGATTCTAAATATTCTCGCAAACAACAGTATGCGAAGAATAAAAGTTCCAAACAAATTTCCAAACAAAAGGAAAGTCGTCGTAATGATAAGAAAGATAAATCTTCTCATAAAAGTAGTAAGCCTAAGAAATATGTTCATCAGGCAAATATTACTTCGTTATTGTCAACGTCTCTTCTTGACAAAGCTAAAACTACCCTACTTTCTATGAACTTAGAAAGTAAAACTTCACAATTGTTTTCAGTTTTGGAAGTTCTCGGCGCATTAGCCGTGAGTCTTCCAGCATGTAAAACTAACTTACAAGTTGCAAGCCAACTAGTTTTAGCAACACGAGCCTTAACTCAAGGTTCTCTAACTGACTCGATTTTGAGTCAAACAGATACCATTGAATGGGTCAAGTCTCATTTTGGTTTCAATATTTTTCAACAACAGTCCGCTTCTTCTTTAGGAGCTGGTGCTGATTGGTTGAAAGAATTGCCCAAATTGTCTGAATCATTCTCTGCTCTTCGTAATTCTCCCTTTTTTAACAAGATTTCCGATTGTATTACTGTTGCAGCCTCTATTGGCTTATGCAATGTTACCAATTTGAAATGGTCTATTAAAGGTGTTGAATTATTTCGTGTAGGAACTCTTCGAAAGCATGCCAGTGCTCTCGATTTAGTTAGTGCACTCATTGATACCACCACAATGTTTTTAGAGGGTGGTTATGAGTGTTTCAAACAAGGTTCTTTATCTCCGTTGTTTTTTGGAACAACAGAGGCTACCGAATTTGATGAGCACTACTTTGCTGTGGTTGAACTACATCCACATGCTGTTATTTTTAATCTTCATGATAAACCAGTCAGAATTAAAGGTGAAGAACGTACTTTTTCTGAACCTGAATATTCTGGATTATTAGATGATACTATTGTCATGGCCACTGATGCTTTTAAAGCATCTAAAGGCTCATGGCAACAAAATGTTTTTGAGAAACGTCTCGAAACATTGACTAAGTATCGTGCTGAGTTTAATTCCAAAAGATTAAATAGTAACATGCGTGAAGCTCCTTTTTCCGTTTATATTGAAGGTGCTTCTGGTGTAGGTAAATCATCTGTTGCCCAAGTTATTATGGCAGATTGTCTTTTTGCTTGCGGTGCTAGCGCTGATCCGCGCTACACTGCTAGCATTAAAGAAACTGACAAATTTGATTCTTCTTTGAAGAGTGATACTGTCGGTGTCTTTATTGATGATCTTGGTAATACCAAAACTGAATTTTTACAACAATCTCCTATTGAAAGATTCATTGCAATTAATAACAATATGGTAACGTATGCTAACAAGGCAGATCTTAACGAAAAAGGACGCATCGAAATCGCTCCTAAAGTTATGGTTACTACTAGTAACGCTGATCTTGCTACGCATGCTCGTGCTGGTTCAATTGAACCATTTTCTATCATTCGTCGTGCTGATTATCATTTAAAAGTGACAGTCAAATCTGAATTCGCAATGTTAGATGGTCGTTTGGACTCGGAAAAAGTTCGTCAGAAATATCCAATTGGATCTTTAACTGACGATCTTTGGCAGATTGAAATTTTCCGTCCTATGATGAAAACTGATGGAAGATCTGGTGCAGATAATAATCATTTGATTGCTTATGATTCTCGACCAGGTGTTAAGAAATATTATTCCATCAATGAGACTTTGAAGATTCTTACGTCTGCCGCCAAAATTCACCAGGAAAATCAACAACGGTTGGTTGCCCGTAGTGTGAATTTTGTTGCAGAGAGGAATTATTGTCCTCACTGCCGTTTATCACGTGAAATTTGTGAATGTCCAACTGAGAAGCAAGCTTCTATTGCTGAAACTTTTGCTTCTATTCAAACACAAATTGAATCGATTGGAAATAAGACTTCTGCTATTGTAGATTCTATTCCTGCTCGTATTTTCGATTCACGTGTCGTTCGTGCTGCTTATTTGACAGCTCATGCAAAAGACTTTTTAGCATTTGAGAAGCGTATGAGGAATATTACGTTCTTTTGTACTTTCTTTTTTACATTGCTCTTTTCGTGTATGTCTTTGCATCCTTTTGTTATTCTCTTTACTTTATTTTCTGGAGTGTTTTATTATTATTGCACTTTAGCTAAGTGGAGGGATGTACAATATGCCAAATTAGCTGCACGTCGTGATATTGCACAAGATCTTTTTGCATCAGTTCGTCATAGTAAAATGTTATATTTCTTTTCATTTTGCTTTGCTGCTAAGATTTTGTACAATTTTGTAAATCTTTTCCGTACTGTGTCGTCTGTTCAGGCTACATTAGCTCCACAGAACGTTGCTGATATTGAGCATCGTAATGCTGAAGTTAACCCCTGGGCTACACCAGTTGTTCAACAGATTGATATTGAACATACTTGTGATACTATGACACATGAACAAATTACTGATAAGGTCTCTAAAAACCTTATGCATGCTAAATTTGTAGAAAATGATTTCCAACAAGAATGCGATATTCTTGCCATTGGAGGCAATTTGTTTCTAGGACCAGCTCATGTTTTCCGTAATAGGAAAGATATGAAGGTTCTTGTAACTCGTGATAATCCCGATAATCTTAATTCCACTTTCAGAGGTTATGTGAGCACTGCTCAAATGACCTTTATTGAGGGTAAAGATTTAGCTCTCTTCTGTATTCCTTCAGGAGGGGTCCATGCGGATATTACTCATTTGTTTCCAAAGGCTTTAACAACTAGCGGCTCGGCTGCTATGTTGTATCGCAATTCCGACGGTACTTTACGTAATGATATGGTATATTTGCGCTATACTAAAAATAGCGAATCAGGCGGTCCTGGTTATGATTATACTGCACCTTATGATACATTCACTGGCTTATGTATGGCTATTCAAGTTGCCAAGTTTGCCAAGTCATGTATTGCTGGTATTCATTTACGTGGTGTCACTAATACTCCTCGTGGTAAGAGTTTGATTCTTACTTATGATGAGTTAATGACAGCCAAGAAGTTGTGTCTTAAATGGAAGAGTGGATTTCCATCTACTTCGTTGGGTGAATTTCCTAAATCCATTTATGATCAACAAGTCTTGACGGGTACCGAACCCCATCCTCACTCTCCGCTTAACTATCTTCCTAAGGGAAGTAGTGTTGATTTTCTTGGAACAAATCACCAACGTTCCTCTCACACTTCTAGTAATGTAGCTGAGACACCTATTTCTCCTCTCGTGGAGAAACATACAGGTGTTGAAAACAAGTGGGGACCTCCACAGTTTCGTTCAAAACGTATGTGGCAAGAATCCCTTCAACATTCTGCTAATCCTAGTGCTGGCATTCCGCCAACATTAGTTGATCGTGCCGTTGTGGATTATGAAGGAGCATTATTTGATGTTTTTTCTAATCCTGAATTTGAAGAGATGATTCATGGAGAATTGAAACCTTTGACTCCCATGGAAGCCCTTTGTGGACGTGATGATTGTCGTTTTATTGACGCACAACCTAAGTCTACATCTGCTGGTTTTCCATTGAGTGGTCCGAAATCTAATATGATTACCATGTTAGATCCTCTTGATTACCCATCACATCAGTGTCCTGCTGAAGTTGATGCTGTCGTTCTTGACCGTGTTGAGCACATGAAAGAATGTTTCCGTGCTGGTAAAAGAGGTTGGTCTATTTTCAAAGCTTGTGTTAAAGATGAGCCTACAAAGAAGACTAAGTCAAAAGTTCGTGTTTTTCAAGCAGCGGACTGGGCTACTCAGATTTTGATCCGTACGTATTTCTTACCTATTGCGCGTATTTTGTCATTGTTTCCTCTTAACTCAGAGGTTGCAGTTGGCATTAATGCACAAGGTCCAGAATGGGATCAAATCGCACGTCATATGAAATCCATGGGTGATAAGCGTATCTTTGCAGGTGATTACAGTAAATATGATTTACGTATGCCTGCTCAGCTTATCATTGCTGCTTTCAAAATTTTGATTGATATTGCCGAAAAATATGGAACATATTCTGCTGATGATTTACTTATTATGCGTGCTCTTTGTACTGAAGTTGCTTACTCTTGCACTCATTACAACGGTGATATGATTGTTCATCACGGTTCTAATCCTTCTGGTCAAAATCTTACTGTATATATTAATTGTATTGTTAATTCTTTGTTGATGCGTTGTGCTTATTATGATATGTTTCCCGCTTTGGAAGGAAATCCTCCACCCTTCCAGAAGGCTGTTGCTGTTATGACTTATGGAGATGATGTAAAGGGATCTGTAGCTAAGGATTTTCCTTGGTTCAATCACATCTCGTATACTCAGTTTTTAGGAAAGCATGATATTGTTTTCACTATGCCTGACAAGGAAAGTGAACCTACTGAATATATGACTGATGAGGATGCAGATTTCTTGAAACGCCATAATAGGTACAGTTCTGATACTGGACTTATTCATGGTTTGTTGGATGAGCAATCTATTTTTAAATCTTTACATTCTGTTCTTAAATCAAAGGCAGTGTCTTTGGAAGATCAGAGTGCAATGAATATTGATGGTGCTCTGCGTGAATGGTGGCAATATGGCCGTCCTGTTTACGAAAAACGTCGTAAGCAAATGACGTTGATCGCTAAGGAAGCTGGTATTGCTCATGCATGCACAGAACTTAACACGAGTTTTGATGATCGTCTCAAGCTTTTCAAGGAAAAGTATGAGGATCATTTTGCTTGTGATTAAGTTCCTATCTGTCCCGGGATGACTTTAAACTCGGTCCACAACTCCGCACCTATGCGTAGTATAAGTTTAAAATAGGTCCCTATGTTTGGTTACCACGTTTTTATACATTTTGCATATTATTTTATAAAACGGAGGCTACATAGGCGTATGGCATCGTACACTCTACGATACTGGTATTTACCAGGTTCCTCGCCAGTCAAATAAATATTGCTCTGTTCCTATGTCTTAGTCACGACTTGAGTACAGAAAAACATAAATAGACTAGTAACAATTTACAAAATGAAGGAGACGACACCTCCAATAACATGTCAAACACGGTCGACGGTGCCGGTTACACTGTCAACAAAGTCGCGAATGAAACAGCGGCGCAGAATGTCAATTTTATCGACGGGGATACGCCTTGGTCGTATGATATTTCTGCGTCTCCTGACGAAACGGCTCAACTTGCAGGATTCTCTGACGCTGAGCTCGGATCGTTTCTTTCGAGACCGCTTAAGATCCAAGAGTTCCAGTGGACTCCTGGTGGACAGCTCTTTCAGGTGTTCAATCCGTGGTCGGATTTCTTCGGCAATGCTGATGTTCTTGATAAAATTAATCGTTATCGTAATTTGCGCTGTAATTTGCGCATGAAGGTATTAGTGAACGGAAATAGTTTTTACTATGGACGTGCGCTTTTATCTTATAATCCTTATTTGGAAGACGATAATGTTACCAAGAACAGAGCTTTCTTTATTCAAGATTTAGTTCAGGCTTCCCAAAAGCCCCATCTTCTACTAGATCCTTGCACCTCGCAAGGCGGAGAGATGCTCTTACCATTTATATGGCCTGAGAATTATCTTGATATTACAAATGCTAACTGGGAGGATGAAATGGGACGTGTTACCATCCATGATTTTGATGTTTTACATCATGCTAATGGAGGTACTGATCCTATTTCAGTTGTGGTATTTGTATGGGCAGAAAATGTTACATTGGCTGTCCCAACAACAACAGCTGCTCAAGGAGCAGTTACTGCTGCTGATTTGGATGAATTTGGTTTCCCGAAACCATATGATACCCAAGCTAGTGGCAAAAAGCCTAAGAAGTCTATTCGAAAGGCGAATAATACACAAAGTTCTACTGAATGGGAACCAGATGGTGTTATTAGTAAACCAGCCTCTGCTATTGCAAAGGCAGCTAATGCATTATCAATGATTCCTGTGATTGGTCCTTATGCTAAATCCACAGAGATGGTTGCTACTCGTATTGGACAAGTAGCTCGTCTCTTTGGTTATTCAAGACCTCAAATTATGACTGATGCTTCAGTTTATACTCCTCGCTATGCAGGTAATATTTGTAATAGTGATAAGCCAGAAACTTTGGTTAAGTTGACATTGGATTCAAAGAATGAATTGTCAATTGATTCCAGGGTTATGGGTTTGGGTGGAGAAGATGAGTTAACCATCAACTCTATAGCACAAAGACCTTCCTTTTGGCGCCAATTTAATTGGCCTGAAACGGCAGTAACTGACACCTTATTGACTTCTTTTCAAGTTATGCCTATTTATGGGCAAGTCCTCACAGCTGCACCAGTTGAGGAATTACACGCTACTGCACTTGCCTTTGCTGCAACACCATTTGAAGCATGGCAAGGTTCTATTAAGTTTCGTTTTAACGTGGTATGTTCTGAATACCATCGTGGACGATTACGTATTGTGTATAATCCTAAAACTAGTCCTGCTGGAGCTATTCCTTATAATCAAGTGTATTCTACGATTATTGATATTAAGGAAGAGCGTGACTTTGAATATGAAGTCAAGTGGGCTGACATCAGAGCTTGGGGACGTAACCTAGGTGTTCGCGCACTGACATCTACTACATTATTTAGCGATTCAACTCCTGTAACTACAGGAACTGAATTTGACAATGGTAGTTTGTCTGTGTATGTAGTGAACGAATTGGCTACTCCTTCTACCTCTGCAGCAGATGTTGATATTCAGATTTGGGTATCAGCTGGTGATGATTTTGCTGTTGCAGCACCGTCACCTAACAACTATAGTCAGTTGTCTGTGTTTGCAGAGCAAGCTGAAATGGCACCGGATACTCTTGCTACCACTACTGATGACTCTAATGCTCCAACATGTGTTGGTGAAATTAAGTCATTTGGTATGGGCGAAGGGATTAAGGAAGATAATCAATATTTAGTATATCAAGGAGAAAGGATTCTTTCATTCCGTGAAATGCTTAAGCGTTATTACTACCATAATTCTTATTTCCCATGTGATATTGGTACTTATGCTGCTGATCGTATTGTACAATTTACGATGCATGATTTTCCATTCTACAGAGGATGGGAAACTACTGCAGCACAAGACTCAGCTACTGATTCTGTAGCTGGTACTTCACCATATAACTTTGTTGGTAATACTTTAATCAACTATCTCACGCCTGCCTTTGTTTGTCGCAGAGGTGGTATGAGACACAAGACATTATATGTTCAAACTGATGGTGCAACCCGGTTGCCTAATCTTACTGTTGCTCGACAAGGAGTAAATGGAGCTGCCAATGGTGCGACTTCATTTGATATGTCAGGTGTAACTGGTAATAGGCGTGCAGAAATTTGTGATTCTGAAATTAATTCGACAGGAGGTACACAGGTAACACCTGTTTTCCAAAATCCTGTACTAGAGTATGAAACCGGTTTTTATACTTTTGGACAAAGATTTTTACCTGCCCGAAAGACTCTACGTTATTCCGATGCAGAAATGGCACACTCAGTGTGTCTTGATATGCAAGGAAGTGGAGATGTCTTGGCACATCGTCTTGACAAATATGTCAGTACTGCCGAAGATTTTCAACTTGCCTTGTATGTAGGTGCACCAATATTATATAATTATATTGATCCTACAGCTGTGTCGTAAGTGATTCTTTGGGTCAGATTCACAAACGATTAAAAGTCGCGATGGACTTTCAAAACATCAGATCTTTCTACTATGAAACAAACTAGTCGTACGGAACACAATTTTGTGTTGGAATACTTCTCGGTGGCCGAGAAGGGGTAGTAATTTACAACAAATTACGTTCCTGGACGAGACATTTATGTCTTACATTTAGATTTTTCCGATCTAGAGGTTTTATGCATCAAACCTTAGTAAGACATTCGTGTCTTTCTAAGGTTTGTAATTTTTACTCTAGGCCGCAAGTTTCTCAGTGTATGTCCGAAATGATGTATCGATATATAATACGTTCTAAAGAGGTTAACAAGCCCTCGCGTAGTATTATATTGGTATCGGGCCGCTTACGCAAAAAAAAAAAAAAAAAAAAAAAAAAATTCTTGCCTGTACCTTGTTGTACTCTGCCTTGATACCACTGC